ATGAGCAAAGCTTGACTACTGGTGAACCATTAAATGGCCGCGGGATGGTGAAGAAACTTGTACTCCGCCATTCGTTATACCATTGCTCACTTGGCTTAGTTGGTGTCTTACCCGTCGGATCCCAGGCGGGGTTGCCGGGGGCTTCTGAAAACCTAATCGTATTAGGCAGGCCAGCTACAACGCCCCACATACGGTCTTTATGAAACATCACCTCGCGGAGGGTTGGTAGCTCGGTGTCAACAACGCGACCTACACCAGTATCGATAATCTCCACGTCGTCAATCCAGAAATCTTCACCAGTTGAGACAAACTCAAGGCTTGTGACGTCCAATTCGGGCCAGTAATAAAACTCGTGGTCGTCCCATGAGGTCGTCATCTGCTTCTGGTAGCCTGCAATTGGGCGGAGCTGAGTGTTTACACTTACGAACACCTGAGACGTACCAGCCGCACTAACGGATGAGAATTTAATCTTATAGCGTTTACCCTTAGTGAGTTGAATATCACTCTTAGTGTAACGTTGTCCACTGCCTGTAATCTTAAGCGATGCAGGAGCCGATTTATACACTGTAGTATCTCGCGAGACGCTACCCTGCCATCGCACGGTTGGGAGGCTAAAGTTGCCGTTGTCTACAATATTGGTGCGATCCTGAGGCGGCGTACCATCCCAGTAGCGTAGCTCATCATGGCCGTTAACCCAAAACATCTTGCCGTCACCATTGGCGAAGCTATATTCACTAGCTTCTGACGATAGACCACTCATGATCTCGCGCCATTTACCGGCTGCTTCATCTGCGTAATAGAGTGTATTGTCATATACCGCTACAGTACGGTTGTTGCGATTGTCTAGGTTAAAGCGATACGCTCCTTTGAGCTTCTTCTCAGGCGCTGCAAATAGCCTATAGCGTAGCATCTTACCAGGAATGGGAGTATTCACTGTCCAAGCCGCGGGAGTCCAACGAGCCTCGGGTGTACTATTAACTAGGCCAATCTCGTAATACTTGAGCGAGTCGTCTTGAGGTTTAAGTGCAATCCAGTATTTCTTACCGGTCTTAATCTTTGGCGGGTTAATAAAACGACAAGTAACCCAATCGCCACTATCGCCAATGTCTCCGTTAAGGAATGAGCTGACTGATAAGCGGTTTCCGGGTAAGCCGGCTGCGTCCTCTAGGATTTCTACTATTATTGGGCCGGTAGCACCGCCGGGGTTTTTAATATCAATATCTAGGCGAGTAATACGCTGGTCTACATTAGCAGTAAACGGCTGCAAAAGAAAAGCGTTATCTCTATTTATCTTAAACCGTTGAGTGACAGTAGCTGCGTTACCAAGCGATTGCGCCTCGCCTAGCGGCTCCATATGCAAAGAATGGCCGCGCCTAGTTGACACGGCCACGCGGCGGGAATCCTTTTGTTGGGCTTGGAGGCGAAAGTTCTTACTAAAAGGACTCTTACCCTCCTGGAGAAGGTCGACTGGCGTAACAAGGTCGATACCTCCTAGATTTAGCTGGGTAGCAATTTTAACTTGCTGCGCCATTCATCCTCCTATATTTGTAAATTACGCATCTTAACAGGGCCAAACGCATCGCGCATACCAAAGCGAGTAACCATCTCTTGCAATTGAGCTTGGTACTGGTTCTCCACTTGAGTAGATAGATCCATATCCTCGTTACGGTCATGTACGCGACGGAGTGCGCCAAGAATGAGCAGCTCGGTAAACTCTTCGGGGATATCGGGCTTATCAGTATCCTGGGCCATCGTATTTGGCTTCTTGTAGTAATACGTGTATAGTTTATATTCTTTATCGGTTGGGGCGTCTAATAGAATATTGCCGGCGTATTCAGTCCAGTAGTAGGGCGCATGAGGTTTATTGTTCATTGCGTCTGCAAAACGCATAAAGAAATCGCGGTACTCGCACTTCATTTGAAAGAAGTTGGGTATACCGCTCATTGCATGCATCTCTACCCGGCTGACGTCATTGGGCAGCTTAATGATAGACGTACCAGCGGGCACATCACCAATAAAGATCTTTTCCATAAATGGCAGTTCAAATTGGTTGAATATATCCCGCTGGGCGTCATTCAAAAAGTTGTCAATGATTTCTGGCTCGTAGTCCTCGTCATCCAGCTTATCTATCATCACCCGCTTTCGTAAATCAGCGAGTGTCATCTAAGCCTCCTTACAGGCCGGTTGGGACAACAATAGTCGGTACTACATACGCGGCATTGGACTGCACCGTAACCGACACATTGCCGGCGTTATCGACGCGAACAAACGACCCGTCAGCCACATTGGGGTTGCCTGCCTTGTATAGCGGTGCCATCGTTACATGAACATTATCACGATAGCCCTCCGGTAGACGGAATAGAGTAACAGTACCTTGCGCGCCCCCGGGCATTTGACTAAATTCACCCGGCCCCTTAATGAGTAGGATGCCGTTATAGCGACGATATAGCCACTCGCCTCGAACGGTCGCTTGCTTTTGCCAGGTGGTGTCGCTTTCACCAAGCTTCGGCACATTTCCGCCTTGGCCACCGCCTCCGCCACCAGTAGATGATGTAGCTGCCATTGAGTAGCTGCCGCCATTTGGCACGAGCACTACACCGAGGCTACCACTTGGTGCGCTATCGACGATGTTGCTCACGCTAAACTTGCCAAGATTTTCCATTATATTCTCCTATTTAATTACTATTTGCTTATATCTGTTTGTATTTAGTTCGATACTATCGATCTTGCCCGTCTCTATTGTATCGGGGCGGTATCGGTCAATGTTTAATGCTTCGCCTTCGTAGGCTTTTATTCCTACGTAATCAGGCTTATATTGTTTGTATTCAATGTTGTATACGCTTGGGTCTAATAAGTTATTAGTCCGCGTTATTGTTAGCCGCAAAGTAAGTGGCAGAGGTTTCAACTCTAAGACTTCGGGCTTTGGTACAAATATAACACTCGGGCTGCCCACGCCGACCCTTAGATTTATACCCTCAGGCTGTATGAGAGCCGCTGTATGAGCCGTTAGAGTCGGAGATGATATATCTACCCTCTCCGTTATTTTAGACGCTCTCAGGGCATATACAGGGCCTGTATGGGACAACGTAGGTGGTCTAATTGTTAGACGTTCTGCAACCTGTACGGGGCGCAATTCACCGGGCTTTGGCGGTATATAAGTAAGCGTTGGTTTTTTCTTGAATACGAGATGCACCCATCCACGATTACCGCGCAGGTTATATGTCGGGCCAACAGTGGTTAACGTTGGGCGAGATATCGTCAAGCGCTCGGCGACACGCTGAGGTGTTAGCGTATAAACCTTGGGCGTATTTTTTACTGGCAATATCGCACCTAGCGGGCGTAGACCGGGTGCGCCCCAATAACCAAACTCAGGTTCTGGTCTGGGGTTTACATATGTATTTGCATATTCTCCCGGCAGCGGTGCAGGCCTGCTCTCCGTGGAGGCGGCGATATAGTTATATGTAACATTCCCACCGCTAAAGTGAGCTATACCAATCGACCCGTTACTGTCAGACCTCCAAGTGTTGTCGTGTATCACTATCTGCCATGCCGGCTCAGGATATCCATCGCGCCAGAATTTAGCCTTAATCGTTGTGCCCTTGACGCTAAACCTATACCAGTTCCACTCGGTAGGGTAGGGTACATGTATCGCATCGGTAAACTCACCTTGTGCCTTATCCACCTTCATATACATCGAGCCCTCCCCTTCTTGGAGGGCTAAGACGTACCCGCTGTCGACTTTTTTCTTTTTGTTTTCATCGTAATATACATTGCCGCGAATAACGAGCAAGCCCTGCTTGTACGCCGTCTTGTCTATTTTTACTTTGGCTAACAACTCTACGTCGCTATACCCCTTAACCTTCTTGACCGAGGCGTAGTGTGTCGAAAATCTGCTAGAGTATGCCACTAGCCCATCAGGGCCGGCGGTGAGGGTGTCTGTATCTGCCCAGAAATCTTTTACAACCTCGCTCGGCAAATCTTTTTGGGATATAGACAGTAACATTGCCTACCCCGCTACGATTTCAAAGTTCATTGCGATATAACTAGGCCGCCACTCGATTGGCACATTCTTTGATGAATCGTTAGCGGAGTTTGTTGTAGCGTGAACGTGAAAACCGAACGAGCCTCCCGCGTTAACAGCTTTATGCACAGGCCCAGATGGTGAAATAGAGTCACTCATCCAGGTGTTAGTCTGGTAGTTTTGCGGGGCTAGGCGTATAGTATTACTTCCGCCCTCTGATCCCATACTGTCAAAACCTCCAGCTATTAATGGGAATCTACCGCTAAAGTCAGCAAGGGTGAACGTATCGCCACTAATTGTGCCATATCGTGGGTTTCGTGAGATATGGTCGTAAAGAAGCGGGTAATCCCATTTACTGTAGCCACCCTGTCCATTGAGGAGTAAGCGCCCAGGCATCGGGTTAGTATTTAATGTCATCACTATATCGCCAACATGTAGGAGGTTTTCGTAGTAAACACCTCTATAAACGAGCGATCCTTTCTTGTGAGACTTCGCAACTATCCCTCGTTGTCCGCGCACTACAGTTAGCGTTTTTCCATTGCGTGCCCTAACCGCCATTATTTCAGAGTTTAGCGCTGTTGGAGGCTCATCAATCGGGGATACTGTTATATAGAATGGCGCGCTAGGAAAGTATGGGTTATAGTCTGTTTCTATATCTATTGTGTTCGTCTCGTCAGTTACAGCTGCAGCCAGAAGTCCTATTGTCATATTATTAGCCATATACCCCCCTAAATATCTTCAGCTTTTAATTGCACTCCAGTGAGGTTGGCTGTGCCATTCTGAGTAACTGCTTGTCCGGCAACATCGGTTACAAAAAGTATCTCCGAGTCTTTCACGTATGCAACATGGCTAGCTTGTCCCGTCCTAGTGATACTTATATTACTAACAGTAGGTAGTGTGACAACTCGCTCACCCGCCGATGGGAAAGTTAACGTGGTTGGGGCGTAGCTACCTTCGCCAAGCTTTTGACTATTAGCAGTATTATAGTCGTTCGTGTAAGAGGGAAGGATTAATACTTTATTTGCAGTGTTTATTTTCGCAAGTAATGCGTTCCATGCGCTGTTGTTTACCCATTTTGTCATAGTTAATTCACCTTGTAGGCCATCGGATAAAACGATGAGACCCGCAGCCTAGCTGCATTAAGTTGCTTTCCGGTAAAGAGTGTAGGATCAGAGCTAGTAAAGCATAGCGAGCTATCTCTTTTTACGAAGCCCTTGTCAGTGTGTAGCATAAACAAATTAGGCATCATACTTGCACCGTCGCCATATGCAGATATCTCAATTATTTTATGTAGCTCTCCACCTCCGGGACCCTGATACATCCGCCGGATAATCTCTCCGCCAATCCATATCTTGCGTGGTGAAGCAGGATATATTTGGCCGCATAGCGTATTGGTTGGATCATATATGTCGATACCTGCCATCTTACAGTCTACTCTGAGCCCTGTAAGTTCTATGGCCTCAACCATACCTTCTGTTATCATTATTATCTCCTTATCTTAAAATAAGCCCCCTCCGCTTGGGAGGAGGCTTTAAGGCTGGACTTACTATTTAACAGTAATCTCAACAACGTGGTCGGGTCGGATGACCTTTGCGCCAAAGAGTGTTGAACCCACAACGTAATCGACGCCCTGGATCTTGTCGCGGCCGTCTTCAGTCTTGGTGAACTGAGCGAGGCCCTTGACAGCGCTCTTGTGCATGATGTAAGCAACATCTTTGTTGCCCTTCTGCTTGATGACGTTAGTCACGTAAACAGGCATGCCGAAGACTTCACCAACGAGACCATGCATCGTCTTAACGATACCCTTTTCACCAACACTTGCGTAGCTAGTAAACTCAGGGATCTTACGGAGAGCAGCGCGAACCTTACCGTTAACGAACAGTGCGCGGTTATCCTCTGGGACGTTAGCGGCGTCGAGTTGGCCAAGCGCATCAACGATGTCGTTGTAGGAGAACTGACCAGCGGCTGCAGTCGTCTGCTTGAGAATTTGCGTTTCAGCCTGAATCTTGCTAATGACTTCAGTATCATGTGCCTTAGCAATCCAGCGGCCGAGGCGCTCAACATACAGTGCGCGGAATTCGTACTTGCTTTGAGCTTTAGCCACATCCTGGACACCAACTGGCTTGCGGAGGTAGCGGTCGATAAGCACGTCAACGTAACGAGTCTTGATGCCATCGATTGCCGTAGCAGTGCCGTCAGTTGTAGTGTTAGTGTTGACATCAGTGTCGATCTCGTCCATGAATGGCACGTGGATCATATCGCCGTAGTTGACAGCCTCGCCGAGGTTTGAGTGGTCGATAAAGTTCCAGAGCACGAGGTTATCAGTACGGTTTTTCTCTACTTCTGGGGCCCAAATTTGGGGTACAAAAGGCTTGGTAGCAGGCGTGCCGTCTACTGCGCCAGTGCCCTTAGTGGGCGTAACATAGTTAGCCATTTATTTATTTCCTTTTAAGCTGTTAGTTTATCGATAGCCGCGATGTATTCAGGTGAGCCAATCTCGTATTGAGACAGGACATCCTGGATTGTCGTGACTGTCGGGGTTTGATCAGTAGCATGGGCTTGAGTGCCCTGCTGGAGTTGTTGATTGATAGACTCCCTTTCCTCTCGGCGGATTTGCTCCGGATCTACATTCGAGGTGTTCTTGCTCGACTTAAGCACGGCTAAATCATACAGAGTGTCGAGGTCGTGCCGTAGGTTATTTGCATATTCTACGCCGTATTTAGCAGCTTTATCCTTTACGATGTCATACATTACCGCTTCGAGATCGCGGTCACGGCCTTGCTCGCCAAAGAATCGCTCAACTTGTCGCTCGTACTTCAAGTTAGCAACCTCTGCACGCAAGTCGTCAGTAGGCTCGCTTGTATCTGCTAGTTGTTTTGCGCTACGGAATGAGCGCTGGTTATCCAGAGCAATTTTAAGGGCTCGTTTCGTATCCTCGCTAGCGTTATCAAGATCAAAGCCTTGCGCCTTCGCGAATTTACTCAGCCCATTATCTACTGGCTCGCTTTCTTGGGCGGGCTCAGCTACTACATCTTGCTCTACTGGAGCTTGAGAGGTAGTATCGCTAGAGATATCCGCCGGTTCGTTAACGCTAGTAGGCTCTTGATTGAGGCTAGCATCGTTAGTTCCGGTAAGGGAATCTTCCATTCTAGTGTACTCCTATTAGTTTGTCTATCAGTTTTCACCCCGATTGGGCGGATATAGGAGGGGTCGGGGCTGCCCCTCCTACGCTGTACATCTTACAATGTTGTAGAAATTACTTGATACTGAAGCCTTCAATGTAAAGGCGGATTGTATCGAGGCCTACATTTCGTTGTAAAAGATACGCCAGCTTCTCGGGTTCAAACTCAAGTTGCTGCGTTGTCTTTCCGTCAACGGTTGGCACTTCCTTGTATATTTCAATAGGCCCAGCAGCTAATGTAGAGTTTATATCCTTTTGTAGGTCAATATAATCCATTAGCTCTTTATAGGCTTCTGTCTTGGAGAATTGCTCCCATTGGTGGGCGATTTTCTCCCATTTGTTACTCTCTTCCATTTACTACCTCAATCGAGTAGACGCCTGCTCTGAGCGTACCCGTCTAATGTTGTTATCGTTGCTATTGGCTCCGCCGCCGCCTTGGCTTCCGGTTTGGGCTCGCTTATTGAATGAGTCACCGCCTCCTTGTGACGTTCCGCCGCCTAGCAGATACTCTTCTGCGCCTGGGGCAAGAGATGCGCCGCTTTGTACAAGGCTTGGATCGACCGGCTGGCCGTCGGGGCCCATCATTGGTTGCGGTACAGTAAGCATCTCGTTAATATCATCCTCGGTCATGTACTTACTAAAGAGGGTCTTGTACATATTGCGTAGGAACGCTTCCTGGTTAACGAGAGGGTTCTGGAGGCTGAACTGGGCAGCTGTCTGCATTGCTTGGCTGAGCATTGCAATCTCGGCATCTGCGGTGCTTTCAAGCACAACCTTTGGCTGATATTCACCAAAGTAAACGTCTGGGCTGTACACTTGCCAAGTAATCTGGTTATGGTCAGTCATTCGTACTGGTGTATCCTCTTTAACGAATAACTGGATCATCTTAAACAGGATTGAGCCCACTTGAGAGAGGCCGCCGTCCTCTAATGACTGCATCTTAACGTTCGTACGAGCGTCTGATTGCTCCATCTGGTTAGAGATCTCAGTGGCGGTAGTACGGCTATAGCGCTGGCTAATACCCTGGACGGCTGCGTCAGCGGCTACTGCAGTGCGCATTTGCTGAGTAAGGCGGCTAATCTCGGCATCAGCGGCTGGGCTAATGTCATTCTTCTCAATTGGAGTAAGTGCACCCTTGGGAATCGGGAATATAGCGCCCGGTGCGGACTGGATACGCTCAGCTAGGTGTTGGTATCGAGGCTCAATTTGCCACATATTGTTCAGTACGTAAGCAATATTGTCTCGTTTCTGGCTCGCCGTATCGTTTAATAGCTCCTGAGTCTTGAGGATAACCTCAGCAATACCCTTGCCGTAGAATAGGCTTGTATCGACGTAGTTGCGGGCTACTGCGAAGGGTAGAAAGCCTTTAATAGCGGGGATTTTTACCTTCATTGGGATAATCTCGCCGTCTAAGTCCATCGGCAGCTCTTTTGTAGACTCCTTTCGGGCGTAAGGGTTGTCCTCTTCTAAGATAACAACGCTACGATTAGCAATCATAACGTGTTTCTTTTCAGTCCAGTAGTCAATAACCTCTACCTGCTCACTGATGGCGTCCTTCCCGTAGGTAGAACCAATCAACATCTCCTTGATGTCTTTATCCATCTCCTCGCTGTCGGTTCCGGAGACTACCTTATTGAGGTTTTTGAACTTTTGAGACACTTTACCCGTCTCTACGGAGACCTCCATTTGAGATTTGAGCTGTTCAAGACTTGTAAGGTAGCGATATCCTGCATAACGTGGGTAGCCCGGTTCTTCTGGGTTGTTGATATGGCGCGCAGCTGGGTCAACAAAGAAGTCATTTAGCGGGATGTTCTGAATAAGCGGGCGATCTTTTAGCCAACTAAAGGCCAAAACACCTGTACCGTATAGGGCCATGTCCTTAATCCAGCTAATCATCTTATCGGTCATGTTGTTGATTGACCAGTAATAGTTGACTAGACCGTTAAGGGCCTCAACGCTTTGCTCCTGCTCCTCGTGTAGCGGCCAGTATTTAAACCGTGGCTTTGTTTTGACATATGAAGATACGAGGGCCTCTACGATTGAGAAGGTTTCAGGCACAAACTCGTCAGCTTGCCCTGCATATCCCCTAATTGTTCTAATGCCGTTGTAAGATTTAAACGCATTTGCCCAAGTCTTCTTGTAGTGGGATTCGGTATACATCCGCGCCCTATTAAAGCGCTTAGTCACCTCTTGTAGTGTTTTATCATCCATTGGTTATTTTATGCATCTTTGCGGTAGAAACTACCTTTAAGTTTGATATATCATTGTCACCCCAAGGGAATAGCTGGTAAGCAATAGCTGTACTCATCACAACGTCGTCATGAGAGCCTTCCTCCGCGTTCATTCTACCACGTTCATCACGTACGTAGCTGAATGCCTCATTGATGAATACAATATCCTTATCCTTAATCACGCGCTCGCGGACTAGCTTTATAAGGTCATCAATCATTAAGCGTTTAGTTCGCATATCAGTCTTCCAGCCGAGGTTTACAGTGGGCGTTTCCCATTCCTCGTCATAACCTCTATCTCGCTTGTAAAGGTTCGTATAGAAGGTATCTCTTAGCTTTTGTACTGTAGTAAGGCCGTGGTTGTTCACTTCTACGCCTATAAGGGCATAATTGTAATACGTACCAAGAGCACCTAATATCTCGCCGAACTTGTCAGGGTCACAATGGCCACGCCACCTCGCTACAACCTCCATTGTTGAGATATCCACAACAGTAGCGACACTAAAGTCGCCGCCCTTAAGGCCTTCTGCAACGTCAGCACCAATGACATATTCCTTATAGGGCTTTGGCTTCTCCCAAATCTTGAGTGGCGCTTTGTAAGTAAAGTCGTCAGGCGTTTCGTTCTCTTCAAACGGTATTTGCTCTAGTTCGAATTCCTCATAAGGGCGATCCTCTAATGGAATAATCTTGTAATAGTCAACATCCTCTAATGGGGTTGCATCCTTTTCCATCTCCTGTAAGGCTAATGGGTTGAATACGTTCTTACCACTTGCGATGAACGCCTCCTGCCACGTCGAGGGGTACTCCTGGGGTAATCGTTCAGGAGTAGCTGCGAAATCTTTCGCCTTCCTTCTATAGAATGCGAGCTTCCTAGGGATAGCCTCCTCGCTAATGGGGAAATGGTGTCCTAGTGTATCGTGTCCTTGCTTCATAAGGTCGACTAAGAATAGCTCGTAATCGTTGAGTTTACCTAAATCTTCAAATGTGGCATCGCGCTCGTAGGTATCAAGAATCCACCAGGGAGCGAAAGCGGGTTGGTAGTTGTTCTTACCTTCTACCGCTGCGACATACTCTTTATGGAAATAGTTACCTCGACCTTCTGCAGTAGACTCCAGGAATACCATTGAAGGCTTCTCCATCACTTCGGCATCTGGCACTGTCTGCATAAGAGAGGCAACCAAATCTTCGCCGTTCTCCCAAGTCGCGACCTCTGAGTTTGAGATTACACCGATTGGGGTTTCGAAGTTGTGGTCGGGATGGTCGATCTCGATGTCATACGTATCAGAAGATTCATACTCTTCTATTTTCTTGACACGTACATACATATGGCCATCTACTATCTTGAATTTACGTATCCAGGGCTTATTTGTCGTCTTATTGAACACGTTTATATATGTTTTCTTACAGTTTCTTCCGTAGTAATAGCCAGCCTCTCGCGTCATCAGGCTTGGGTGGTGCTCGATCATGTCGCCTATACGGTTGATATTTCTGGCAATTTTTTCGTGTATTGACGTAACGGTCACTCTATCCTTCGCTGTCTTCGATCCATCGCCATCAAGATAGCCACGTAGCAACCCCTTAAAAAACTCCATATTGCCGAACGTCGGAACGTGCTTGGTCTCAACCCTGCCGCAAAGCCTATTAAGAAGTGTTGCCATGAATGGATCGCTAAACTCGCTTATTCCGCGATTATTCTGCACCGTGTCGTAGCTATGTCCGAAATACTTCCGTACATTATCCACGTATTTTTCATCCTTATGGTAAGCGAAGCAAACTCGGTTAAGAGATTTGCTTATGTGGCCTTCCGCGAGATAGTAGCCGGCCAAATAGCCGAAGTCATAATCTAGCTCGACATCCTCTGATCGGTGTATTTGGTATCCACCGCCCTGTTTACGGGGTCTCGTATGGTAGTCGTGACGGATAGTATGTACCTCCTCGAACTTAAAGTCGGGGCGACGTACCCAGTCATTCGACGTCAGATCTTTAACTTTTTTGTACCCGTCTATTGTCAATACCTTGTGGTCTGCGGACAGATACACGGGCTCATTACTCATCCATGTTTGCACCCGGTAAGTCATCTTTTCGCCGGTATATATCTTATGTTTAACAGGCGCGATAGCACCAGATGCTGTATACACCATATCGCCAACCTTAACGTCGCGCACAGTCGTCGATCCGCCGTCTGCAAGGACAATTGGACTGTCTGGGTGCATGCAGCCGTGAAGGAAGTTGATAGTGTCTGAACGTCCCGCGGACTTGTTCTTGGCTGTCTCGATCTTAATAGCTGAACCTAGGCCTATCTGTTTACCAGACTCATCAAACTTTTCAAACGTTAAGTCGCTCTTGGTGTTGTAGCGAACACTCGGTTTAAACAGAATATTGGTGTTGTCGAAATAACGACGAAACATCCTATAAAGGTTAAGGGAAGACTTCTCGTCATTACCGATGATAACACTATTAATGTTAAAGTTCGTAGATGTCCACCAGTAACAAATAGCCTCTACAGCGGTACTAAAGCCCATTTGACGGGCCTTTAAGATGATAATCTTTATTGGCCGCCTCTCTATGATGCAGAGTAGTACATAGTCGATGAGCGCCCGCTGAGGCCCATTAGGGACAAATGGTATAATATTGGCGAACTTATCCTTAATATATAAGTTCATCTTAGCGAACTTGTAGAAGTCCTTCTTGATAGCCGCTATCTTAAGCAATTGCTCCCTGGTGAGTTTGATATCATCCATCTAACCTAAGCCTCTTAATAAGCTGATTAATGGTAGCTGATTTATTAGGTAGCTTATCGAAAAACTCTAGGTTTTCGTCCCAAATATAGATTAACTTGCGGTTCTTGGCCATCACATATTATCCAATTCTTTAAGCGCTTCCTCGATACCAACGTGCGCTGTAACCTGTTTATCAACAAACATGTTATGTTCCTTACCCAATAGTTTGATAGCACTAATCTTATCGGCATCTTTTGATATATCATTAACAACAATCATTTGTAGTCGTTGCTTTAAGTGCTCCGGAGTAAGGCGCATCATATTCTTAGCCTCGGCGACCCACTTTTGGCAATCCTTAGTCTCCATCTTTTGAGCAGCCCATCTTGAGTAGCCTGCACGAATCGCACTAGCATAGGCGTTTGCATAACTCGGCGACTTAGGATCCATATAATAATTAAGCCATTGCTCCTGTTGCTCAGTTTGTGTCCATTGACTGGCAACCTTACCTTTATTGCGCTTACGGATACCTACTCCATCTTTGTTTTTCATACGTGTAGTCTTCCCCTCACGTTGGGCTAACTTTCTTTCTCTCCAATATTCTTTACTTCTCTTTTTTTCTTCGGCCATTGCGCCTCCTTTCCAGTAGAGTATATACTTTTGATTTTTGTTGGGGATAGTAATAATGGGGCAGGTATATACCTTTGAAAAATATGGGGTATGTGGTTTTTAGATGAGCATCATTTATTCACCCCCAAATAGCGTATGTAATGTTGATGGGAGGAGCATACGGCACCCCACCTATCAGCTAACCTACACTAACTCACCCCCACAAAATAATTACCCACAAAAAATAAATCATTCATCAACGCTTGACAATGACATGGTATGTGGTATATATGGTTCGCAAAATGATGAGGTGTTTTAGGTCTTGGTTGACTTCGCACAATACCCATTTCGCGAAGTATAAGCCCCCTTTCTCGCCCTTATATATATAGTAGTGGTATCTGTTATGTGGGTAGATAACGTGTAGGATAGCGCGTATTCGTTTGTATTTATATATAGTAGTTTTGTATCAAAATGGGTGCATTTCCTTACTTCGTAAAAGAAATGGGCCCGTAAGGGAGAAGCGCCGCGGTTTTGTTGTGGTTGGTCGCAGTTCCCGCTGAGAGAGTGCGTAGTGGGCGTTATGCCATTTGGGGTTGTTTTCTCCGTGTGGGGTAGTCCCGTTGATTGTGTGGGGTGCTAGGCTTGTTTGGTGTTACTTCGCAAAATATAACGGTGGGATATTTTATATAATATAATGCATTAAAAGCAATCCGCGCGATTTGTTGAGATAACAGGACGTTTGGCTAAAATAGGGGGGGGGGTATTTTTGGCGCGTTTTCCCGGGATTTTGGGTGCAGCTTTTTCTTACCTACGCTATATATAGTGTCTATAGTGCTTATGTACACCACATGTAGTGTGTATAGGGTGGGGGGGTATTTAGGGCAAATATGGGCTATTTTGGGCATATATAGTGTAGTGTGGATAGGTAGATAGGGCCTTTTACCCATAAACTACCGTTTTGATGAGCTTTAGTGCACAGGATATACGTAGTAAATAGTCTAAAACTATGTAAAAACACCCAATACAGTGCTAAAATGGCACATTATACATTAGTTTTACTGTATTTTGAGAGACATTAGACGTCGTGCGAGACTTATGTGTGTTATTCCCTTATGTATTACTCTATATAATCTCTTATATTAGTAAAAAAATTCCAATTAAGGAAGCATTAAAAGGGAGGCCCGCGCGCGTTGTTGGTAATGATATTTGGGGTTAGTGGTGCATTATACAGAGTTATTGCCCTTATTATAGGCTGTCTATTACTGTATTATTACCCTATTGATACATTATAAGCATTAAAAGGACTCGCCGCGGTTTTGTTAGACTTATTGCAGGCTGGCGGATCGCTATGTGTTGTTGGCGTATTCATAGGTATTATTACTTGTATTTTACAAGTGGTATGCACGAAGTAACAAAAAGCATTAAAAGACGTCCCGCGCCAGGTTTATTGTGGCGTATTAAGCATAGTCGATTTAAACGCTCTGTATGAGATTTAATTTAAAAGATGGGTTATGACTCATCTTTTTTATTTGGAGCGATTGTGGAGGCCCTGAGTGGCCTTATACGGCATTTTATAGTTGATAGCAATACTGCAAGTTTAGTATAGTGTCAGAGAAATAAAAAACCGCCAGCCTGGGCGGTTCTTGTTTGGTTTAATCTTGTGTTATCTTTATCTCTTGTGTTTTCTTAAATAGCTCTAGGGCTTTCTCTTTCGCTCTATCTACTGATGGAGCTGTTACACCTTTCCTCTGCTAGCTGGTTCTTGATAAAGTTGTCGCTGTAATCGTCAGTGATCCAGCTTGGTAATGTATATTGTTCAAACATGATTCTAGTTTAAAGGAAACCCGCGGATTTGTCAACAGTTTTATTCTTATTTGTTAATGTAAATGATTTACAATAACGCGAGACAAAAAAGGGCCTTTACTCCCCGGTTCCTTTAACACCTAACCTATTAAGTAAACTAATAACCTATAATGACTAGATAACCTATAGTTATTCTATTAATATTACTTATACTACCGAGCGCTTGCCGCGAGGTTGTATAAGGTAACTACTAATATTTACTATTACTATTACCTAAGCTGATTAGTTGACCTATAGACTAGCTGTGCCCGCCAAGTGGCGCAACTGCCTGTTTAAGACCTTTACTCCATGATAGAGCTGAATAGTAATCCATGGCTAGCCCCGTAAGCTACTTTAGGATCTTTGTGCACGCCCTTTTCCCATATTATGCACTTCCCACTACTCGTCGTTCTCATTCCTGCCCATTACTGGTCGATCACTTAATGCGGACACTGAAGCAGGAACGCCACTCGCTTTAAAAGCTCTATCTCCTGTCTCCGCGCCGGGGATCATTTTCACCTGGACTTATACACTCCTATTTAGGTGGTGCACCGTTAGTACGGGGTCGTGAGAATATGGAAAGCACGTTGCCCCTTCGCCTCAGGTTACTTATAATGGGTCTTTTCCAATCGTTACTGTTTATCCTTACTAGAGATTATCCTATTAACCTAACAAGGTGTTTGGTTCTTATAAGGCAGTCAATGTCCCCGCCGATTTTCATACGGGGTGAATAAAGACCGTGGTTTTACGTATAACCAACGCTATGAATTGTAAAAGGTACAATGTAGTTTTATTAAAGAGACTACATATAACTCTTACTATCAGTATATCACACTTGAAATATAGATGCAATACTAAATGGTGGTTATTTAAAGGAAGCCCGCCGATTTTACAGTGCGGAGTACGTTTCAGGCAGAGCGCAGAACAGCGGTGAAGCAAAAAAGTCTAAAAATCTTTCAAAAAGTTGTTGACATTCAAAATATTTGCGCTACAATGAGGACAGTTCAAACAGCGGAAGCGACAAACGAACCTTAACAACTCGGGCATTAAATGATTAAACGAAAGGAATTTAAAATGATTAAGAACATTAAGAATCAATTAATTGAAGCATTTAACATCTGGTGGGAGCGCCGAAAGGTTATCCGCGACATGGAACGCCGCGACTACTCAGTTATCTAAACAGTGTATTACTTGCAAAATAAAAGTAAACGAAAGGAACTAAGATGAACAAGTTTAACTTTATCCAGATCTACGCCGATAAGGTGGAGGTTGACACCAAAGACCAATCAGTAGTACTCAGCGGGGTTGATCCAGCCCAGGTGGTAGCCGAGTTTGGTGTACAAACTATCTTAGAGGAGATCGAGCTAAGCGACATCATGGACTTTGTCGACGAGCAGATGAAGCAACTTAAAGAGGACTACGAGGATGAAAAAGCTAACCGTCAGTGAGTACATCGCGCTAGTCTGCGAGATTAACGATATTAAACTAAAATAAGTATAACCAATTTAAAGGCCCTAGAATAGAGTTTTATAGCTAAGATGGGTAAACTATCATCTTTTAAGCTAAGAACGATTGTAGGGCCTCTCAATGGGCAATAAGAGCAATATACGAGGAGGTAGTCAGCTATGAGTAAGGTAAAGGCGGTATTTCGGGGAATCTTGTGGATCGTAGTTATCGCAGTAGCGGCGCAGATAGCGAGCTTGGCAGTTAAAGATGCGGCGATGGATAATCCACCACAACACGTACAGGATGAGCGAGCTATTCAGAGGGCGCGGCTAGATGTACACTACCATAACGATACTAAAGAACAGATGATGCAGGCTAGCGAATATACAGATAACGGCTGGTGTAAGCAGTATGGGTGTGAGGATTAACATGTTGCCTTATAGCGGATCACCTAAATTCATTGAAGACTTCGCCGATTTTGTCAACTGGACGCTTGAGATGCTATACAAAGTGCCAGTAATTGGTGGAGCATTAGCATTAGCTGGGGTAATCTTTTGGCACTTCTTGGCCTATGCAATGATTACTTGGGCAACAGTAATGGTTATTTTACTAATAATGGAGGTATTGTGAACAAAAAACAATTAGGGGCTTTTCTAAAGGTTGTGTATAAGGGTAAAGATCGCCCGGCACTTACTAACATCTTAGTAGATAGGATTAAGGGTAAAACCTGTTTAGTGGGTACTAACGGGGTAATGTTGGCCGCAGTGTTCGTTGATGGCTTAGATGAATGGGTTGGCCGCCAAATTGCACGGATTGACTTAGAGGCATCCCATAAAGCAATGACAAGTAGGGTATCTGACTTATTCGGGGCTAATGAGGTAGCTGAGATCATGGACAATGGGCGAAATGTTACCACTAAATTCCCCGATTATATGTCGCTCATCGCCCCTTACTTGGAGGGCGAACCAGTAGGACAGGCAAGAATGAGGTTTAACGCTGATTTCTTTAAGACGGTGCAAGACCTTAACGGCGGGGTTAGCCTAACTATCAACCTTTACGGCGAGACTAAACCGATGGTGTTTAAGAGCGAGCGCGGCATCTACATAGTCATGCCGATAACTCTTAAGAAGTCTGGCCAAGCTAGCTGATGGACAACTAACACTATTTGGAGAGATAGCTGGGCTAGAAAATCTAGTATCTCCACCAAAAGTGTTAGAGGTCGACGGGCAAAAGGTAGTTAGCTTTATCGTCTCAGAGGAGGATAGAAAACTCCCGGGCTATGTGGAGGCAATTACTGATAAGGCTAAAAAACTTAAGCCAACTGTTAAATCAAATAATCGCCAGTACTGGGCAAGTCTTTACTGGCAGAAAAAGAGGAGAATGAGGAATGACGGATAGCGAATTAATGGCCTATCTAGATGAGATTGAGCGTGAGGTAGACCGGGATATTTACGATCCTGATATGACAATCGCCCTAGAGGAGAAGTATAACCACTGGCGTGAGGTCTCTAAAAACGTTCACGCGCTGCATCCAATGAAGCGAATAGAGACTCCTGGGCCGATTAGATGGGGTAAAACCGTTAAGGTTAAGCTTGATAACACCCAGCGATTCTATTACAGCCACGACATGGGTGTTGGGTTCATCTGGATTAATGAGACAAGCGAGAGTGGTTCAGAGCCTCTAGGTGAGAATAAAAACTAAGGACGGGTGATTATACCTATTTAACATTAAAAACGATTACAGAGCCTCTGAAGGGGCAATAACGATAAAATAGAGAGTGGGAACATGAGTAAGAAAGTAACAGTTAACAAAAATACAGCTAAGATGGTAGCCGCAGGGCTCGCCGGGGTATTGTTAGTGATCCTGGGGGTTGTTGGTACGCTTAAGTACCAAGGCTTTATTAACTCGGTTAAGGCACAGGGCGTCGCTGAGTATCGCCAAGAAAAGTGCATGAGTTATAGTAAAGATACAGCTACTTGGCTTGAGTGTGAAGTAAAACACTCCGCCAAGTAGCGCACTCCTGCGCTCGCCCCAAGGTTTTACTCGTGCCTTGGGGCTTTTTTGATGCCCAGTGTCCGGCTTTTTTCTTTGCCTATATAATAGAAAGCAACCAAGCAAGCTTGGTTGCTTTCGTCACTAAGCGAGTAAGCGAGCGAGTAATGCATTAAGCGTTGAGCGTGAAGTGAGACGGTTAATGGATTACGAGCGAGCGCACGAGCGCTAAGGAGTTACGAGTAATGAAGGAATGACCGATTAAGGGAATGACTGAATAACGAGTAACGACGACAAGTAAGGAATGAGTAACGCAGTACTTACGCAGTGACCGGTTAAGGGAACAAGTAATGTACGAGTAACGCAATGACGCACTTGAAAGGTACGGCGTAGCAGGATGCTGAAGTGAATCTAGGCAGCCCGGCGCGACCAGGCCCGAGCGGCGG